TTCCGCGATGCGCTCTTCTGCCATTTCAAGAGTGATGTACAGCACATTCTTGTTCTGCATGAGACACGCAGCGGCGTGATGGCACATGAACAGCGACTTGCCCACGCCTGTACCCGCCATGATGATGTTCAGGGTTTTAGGAGAGATGCCGCCCTTGGTGATGGTGTTGAACATCTCCAAATCAAACGGAATCTTCTTCTCCACCCTGTGGTAGAACTCGTAGCGATGCTCGTAGTCCTCAAGGAAATCGTGACCCACATTGGTGTCAAACGAAACCGCGAGAGCCTTGGAGAGAATCTCGGGCAGGGCATGGGGAGTCCGCTCCTTGTCTTTGCCGTCAATGATTTGGATGGACTGAAGAATGGCGTTGTAGATGGCTTTGTCCTTACAGAACTTCTCCGTGGTGTCGCACAACCACTGCGTGTCCTGCTTGGCGGTCTTGCCCATCTCGCCCACAAGCGTCTTGCACTTGGAGAATTCGTCTTCCGACAGTCCCTTGTTGTCTTCAAGTGAAATCAGGAGGGCATCCTTTGTGGGAATGCCCTTATACTGATTTACGAAACTCTGTATGGAACGGAACACCGCACGGTCAACGCGATCCGTGAAGTACTCCTCCTGCAAGAATGGAATGGTCTTCTTGCAGAATTCAGGGTCACTCAGCAGTCCCGCCAGAATTGTTTTTTCGGTTTGGCTCATCGTTTAGTCCAAGGTCTTCATCAAGTTGGGCGAGTATGTCCAATGCTTCCTGTGACTTTTCCCACTCTTCTCTGCGCTTCTCGTATGCAACCTGTCGTTCGGGGGTGCGGAACTTCTCCATCCACGAACACGGACAACACTGAAACTCGTCATCGTCAGGGTGGATCAACATATCATCCCATTCGGGGCAGAAGTGCCACCCGTCCTCCACCTCTTCGGGTGTCAGGTCTTCCGCGCCGTTTTGGATACGAATGTACCGCTCCCGATCCATCTTACCCATCGGTGTCTTCCTCAACGGGTTGAGCCTCGTCCTTGCCGTAGCAGAACTCCTTCTTCACGGCGGCTTCAAGCGCAGTCAGAATCTCGTCCGTGTAGTACTTCTCGGGATTCTTGTTGATCTGCGACTCAAACGCGGTCTTGCCGTTCGGAAGTTCGATCTTCGTGGACACCTTCTTGAAGATGCCGTACTTGATGGCAACATCAAGCAGACCGTAGTACTTGTTTAGTCCTGTCTCAAAGTTCAACTGGACATCCACCATCTTGTCCTGCTTCGTGAGGCGGCTCTTGTACGCCTTGCAGTGGATGATGTTGCCCACCACCTCGTTGTCCACCTTGTCCTTCTTCTTGGACAGGTAGATGATGGTGGACGCGGCGTACTTCAGACCGCTGCCGCCGCCCATCTCCTTCGTGGGAACATACGCACCCACCACATCGTAGGTGCGGTTCGTCATCAGCAGAGGAATCCGTGCATGACCCAACTTGATGGTCAAGACGCGGAACGCTGCCTTCGTGACCTGTGCGCGAGTCATGTCGCGGGTGTTCTTGCCTTCTGCGGTGTCGTTCATTTCCTTCTCGGTGGACAACATTCCAAGGGAATCCAACACGATCATCATGCGTGGACGCGAATCCTTGTCTGCTTCAAGGTACTTGTCCACGGACATGACGCACTGGTGGCGGAACTCCTCAACTGTGGCTACAGGCAGCACAGCCACGCGGTCGGTGTCAATGCCACGATCCCGTAGCAGATCGGAAGTGATAGCCTGCTCCGTATCGAAATACATCACCATCGCGTTGGGGTCGGAATTCAGGAATTCACGAACCACATTCAGGGCAAAGTAGGTCTTGCCCGTGGCTTGCTCACCCGCAAGCGCAATGATCTTGTTGTCGGGAATTCCACCGTGGATTGATCCGCTCAACAGGGCGTTGAACGCATACGATCCCGTGGAGATGAAGCCCTTCACATCGCTGCCTTCCAAGCCTTCGGAAGCCACGGTTGCGTACTTGTTTCCTGCTGCCTTCAAAATGTCCTTCAGTTTCATCGCTCAATCTCCTTTGTCATGTGCTTCATTTGCTCTTCCACTGTGTTGAGTTCGCTTTCGTACCGCCGTATTGTACCAAGCGGTGTCTTCTTGTCAACAACACAACGCTTCATCTCATGGATGAGCCAATACTTTCTGTCGGTCAGCAGACCGAGCAGATATTTGTAATCGGGGGTGGAATTCATTAAACAGTCAACTTCAGACCAGGCGCGGTCACATCCTTGCTAGGTACGACAATTCCTGAACCGAAAGCCGAACTAAACTCATTTGCAAGGTCGGTGGCAGGCTCTGCGGTGAACATCACATAAGACGCAGGCACAGTCATCTTCTGCTCCTTCACCGAAGCCATCCACGGAACCACGGCAATACTTGCACCGCCGCCCTTGGTGGGCATAGGAACAACCATGCACGGATTCTTTAGAGTGTACGAGACAACCTTGTCGCCTTCAAAATTTTCGGTAACGGTTGCAATGAGTTCTTCGCCAGTCTGAACCTTCACGATCTTTGTAGCCATGATGAATCCTTTTGTTAGGGGTTATACCGTATGTAGGTGTGGGTCAAGCAAACAGTGATTCCAAAGTATTCCGTTCTTCGGGACTCCATCCAACCGCATTTGTAATTACACGCAGCGGCTCAAGGAATGTCTTTTCGAATTGGGTGTCGTAGTCAATGTACTTCTGAAGTTCAAACTCCTTCGGCAGCGTGACAGGGAAACCAATCACGCCTTCGTGGATGGGATTGGGAGTCTTCATGTAGATGAACTTCATCTTCTCTCCCTCACCAATCAGGCGGTACTTCTTGTCTAGTTTCAGTCGCTTCACGAAATGGTTGTGGAGCAGAGCAGCCTTCACCGCGATGGGCGTACCCTTCTTGTAAATCGTTAGGGGTGACGAGTACTCTTTCATGCCGTTCACTCCGCGAGGAGAAGCCACTTCCTCCACGGGCAGGGACTTGAATTCGTTTTGGGTAGTCTTCACGAATCCCTGAAGAGTGGCTTCGTCACGCATCAGCACCATTTCGATTGCGGTCTTCAACGACTTTCGAACATACGCAGGGGTGGATGAACGCGCAGTTTCAATGCCCATGATCTTTAGTTTGGGAGTCTTGTAGCGGACTCCTTCGGCATCCCACACGGACAGCATATACCGCTTCTTCGCAGTCCAAATGCCCTTCTCCGCAATCACTTCGCGTCCCATTGCCATCTTGTTTGCGTAAGCGTTCATGTTGACCGCGAGTTCCGCGAACTGCTTGTCGATGAACGGCTGCAAGACTCGTTCGCAGAAATCGTTCAAGAAGTCCACGCGCTTGCCTGTGTCTGTGTCCTTGCACTTGGCAACCACGCTTCCAAGACGCAGATACACGGAGTCCGTGTCGGACGCAATCACATAGTCCTCACCGTCCGTCTTCAGGGCTTTGTTCAGGAAGCGGTTCAGGGCTTCACCGATCCATTGGATGCTCAACTGACCCGACAGGGTGATGGCTTCCGCGAGTTCCACATCAAAGAAGCGAAAGTACTGGTTACCGATTGCACCGTATGCGGAGTTCAACTGAATCTTACGCACCAACTGAAAGTTGTGGTACTTGGAAATCTCGTATTCGATCCGCCGCCGCTCTTCCGCAGGGGCGTTCTTGTCCAAGCCCACAAGCCGCTTCTGCGCTTCAATCATCAGTCCCTTGAAGTGCTTGCGTTCTGCGTACATCTTCTCCATGAGTTCAGGCAGAAACCCGTGGCGATCCTTGCGGAAGGCAATGCCGTTAGCGGCAACGGAAAGACCGCTACGCTTGCCGTCATTCAAGTATTCCGCAGGATCAATAAATGCCGTAACAGGCTCACCGCGATTCCTGCTCAAGATGGAGTCGGGGCTGATGGAGTTTCGCCGCCACACAGGATTGGTGTCCTTGGTTTCGGGCGAGATATTGTACTGCATGATGAGGTGGGGATACAGGGAGTTCAAGTCGAAACTCACCACCCAATCGTGCTTGCCCACAAGGGGGTCTTTCACATACGCACCCGCGTACTGGTCGTCCTTCTTCTGATCGGTCTTCTGCGGAATCACCATGCCCTTGCTCATTAGGTGGTGGTGAATGATGGCATCCCATGTGCGGACTTGAGAAAACACATCCTCAAAGTTTACACGGGCAGAGTACGCCAACGCCACCGCCAGTTCCATCAGTTTGAGTTTGGCTTCAAGGCGGTCAACAAGCCGCACATCTTGGAAGTTGTACTCCATGAACTTTTGAAAGTCCTGTGTGTAGAACTCCTGAAGTGTTTCATATTCGGAATACGACACCTTCTCTTCACCCAACTCCACCTTGGAAATGTGGTTAAGGGAGTAGGACTCCTGCTTCACATAGGTGAATGTCTGATACAACTCAAAGTAGTCAAGTGTGGCTACCCCGCTGATCACATACGCGGTCTGATCCCGTCCCATGCGATTCACCGTGGTTTCACGCAGCCGTCCCCAAGGGGAGAGGGAGTTTGCCCATCCGTCTTCAAGGTGGTTCATCCGCGCCACAAGGTACGGAATATCAAAGAAACGAATGTTCCACCCTGTCACGATGTCGGGATCAATCTGCTTCCACAGGGACACGAATCCCTCTAGAAGTTCTCGCTCGTCATCGTAGGGAATGCAAGTGACTCCCTCTCCCTCAATATGAAAGTCTCCCAAGCCTAGCACATAGGTACTGCTGCCCATTGAAACTGTAATTGCGATAACCCTCTCCGTGGGAGAGGTGGGCGTGGGAAAACCGCCGTCACAAGATGTCTCAATGTCCAAGTTGGCTACGCGGAGGCTGCTGAAGTCGTAGTCTACTTCAGTGGGAAACTCCTTGTACAGATACTGATACACGAAATTGGTGTTGCCGTACACATCGTAGTTTGACACATCCTTGAAGCGGTCAATGAACTCTCGCGCTTCTCCGATGTCATCAAACTGCACTGGCTGCACGGGCTTGCCGTTGACGGTGGTGAACTCACCCTTGTCCTTGGACGGGATGTACAGCGTTGGGCAGAACGGAATGCGGAGGTGCTGCCTCTGCCCGTTCTTCCATCCACGGTACAGGATGCTCTTGCCACGAATATCAACGGAAGTGTAGAAGTCCAAGTGTGTCCTTAACGCTCAACGAGCGCAATCCAATCCTGATGAACCATGTCCTTGCCATCATGTCCTTGACCTGCGTTCTTGGTGCGATCCCACAGAACCTTGTCTCCGACCTGTATGTCTTCCGTTATCTTATCACCGATTGCGGCAACCGTACCCCAAATGTACTGAGAACGGACTACTTCATTGTAAATGATTCCCGCTTCGGTTTCTTTCTGACCGCCAAGGTGCGACTGCACCCAAATCCATTTTCCAATAGGCTTGAAATTACTCATTCAAAAATCTCCTCTAGGGTTTGTGGAACGGATTCCTGTATCCGTGCCTCTGCGATTTTAACATATTCGGGATTGAGTTCAGTCCCGATGTAGTTCCGTCCGTTCTTCAGCGCGACCACCGCAGTCGTGCCGCTGCCCGTGAACGGGTCAAACACTGTGCCATCCTTTGGGCATCCTGCCAGCACACACGGCACGATCAGGTCTTCGGGGTACACCGCAAAGTGTGCGCCCTTGTAGCCCTTGGCGTTCACCGTCCACACCGACCGCTTGTTCTTCATGGGATTGTCTTCCCACTCCTTGCCCTGTAGTCCGTGGTGCTTTAGTTTGGGATCGGTGGTTCCTTCACGCATTTCGGAGCGGTCGCGGGTTCCCCAATTACGAGCGGGTTC